GGGGCCAGTACGACAAGGCGCTGCGTGACGCGTTATGGACGTGTTATCAGTTTGACGCAGAGTTTGGCGCCTACGCGGGCGAAGCGGTTTACCCTAAAATCGCATGGAAAGACGGCATTCCGCGCAACGAGAAGGAAGAGGCGGAAATCATGGATATCCGGACCGGCAAAAAACCGACAGTCGACGTCCATACGGCGATTAAAAGTCTTGACGGTGTGGATGACGAGAAGGCTGCCGAGGTTCGGAAACGTATCGAAGAGGACGAGAAGCAGTCGAACGGGTTCGTTGACGCGTCGATTTTCAACTCTCCGGCGCCTCTTGAGGACGACGAATAATGGCGAACATTCCGCAGCCGACGTATGAACGTGACATCGAAACGCTAGTAAAGTATTTTCGCAAGGCACTGGCAGAAGTCGAGTCCGAACTACTCCGCATGGACATAACCGACTTTCGCCGAGCCAATGCGGTCACAACACAGAAACAAATCCGGTCCATTCTCGACGACCTCGACAAAAAAGTTGTAGCTTGGACGCAATCCACAATCCCGAAGGCGGTTGAAAATGGAATCGTCCAGTCCATGTTGGCGCTTGAGGTAGTGAACACGGTAGAGGATGCGTTAAAGGTACTGAAGTTTAATCGCTTGAACAAGACGCTAATTGACCTCGCCATTGCCGACACACAAGCCGACTTGTTGCAGATAACGCAGAACATCGAACGCAAAACACGGATAGCAGTCCGGCAAGCAATGTCGGAGGTGATGCGATCGAACATGGCCGAAGGGGTGAACGGCGTCCGGACTATCCGAAAGGACTTTCTCGCTGAAGCACGTAAACTGCTCGGCGACTCAATTAATACCGGCATAGTAGACGCAAGCAACAGGCGGTGGAAGCCCGAGGTTTATGCCGACATGGTCACACGGACAAAGTTACACGCCACGTACCGCGAAGCTACGGTGAACGATGCGCTTGAGCGTGAGGCTCTTTACGGAGTTATAAGCAGACACGGAGCGCTCGACGACTGCCGTCACTGGGAAGGTAAAGTCGTTAAGTTCGTCGCAGATGCCCCGGGGTCATATCCGTACATTGGCGACCTGCCCCGACGTGAGATTTTCCACCCGAATTGCCGGCATCACGTATCACCTATACGAAATCCAGAACGAGCATGATCCGACTGCCCAAACGTTGAAGGCGTAAAAAGCTACGGCAGACAAATTAACAGTCTACTCGGACTTTAAACGTGGAGGTAACGATGAGCGAAGAAATCAAGCAACCAACGACGGTTGAGGAACCGGGAACTAAACCCGAAGTAGAGCCGCAGAAAAGTTTCTCGCAAGACGAAGTAAATGATCTTATCGCAAAACGTCTTGACCGAGAAAAGAAGAAATACGAGCAATACGCCGACTACGACGATTTAAAGGCGAAGTTGGGCGAGTATGAGCAGGCGAGGAAGGAAAAAGAGCAGCAAGAAATGACGGAACTCGAACGCTTGCAGAAGCAACTCGAAGAAAAAGACGGCACTGCAAAGTCGCTCGAAAAGAAAATCGGGGAAATTAAAGCGCAGGCTGAGCGCGAGCGAATTCACAACGAATTCATTAAGGCGGCCCCAGGCGTAAACATTCCAGCCGATCGCATTGACGCAGCTTTGAAACTGGCCGATTTATCCGCGGTAAAGGTCGGCGACAAAGGTGTTGAAGGGCTCGGTGACGTGATGAGTGCGCTTGTTGAAAATTATAAATTCTTAGCGGAAGTTAAGAAACCGCAAAAGCCAATTGGCGATCCGTCGAATGAAACGACAAAGGACGTCACAAAAACGGCTGAACAACAACTCGAGGAAGCCGCGAAGAAGGCGCGTAAAACAAACCGCCAAGAGGATATCGCAGCTTACTTGAAACTAAAACGAGAACTAGGTATTTAAGGCGTCCGTAAAATACGGCGCTTTTTATTTTGTAATAAAACTAATTATTTTAAGGGAGGACATATCACATGTCTAAAATTCTATCTGGTGAATTAGTAGGAAAACGCGAATCGGTTGTAGATGCTCTATTACTTTTGAACGAACACCAAACACCACTCATTAACCTTCTCGGATTCTCAAATCCAGTATCGCAAGTTGAGCACGTATGGTTCGAGGACGAAATGTATGCCGATGAGTCTGCCGTAGTAGGAGCTGGCGACGAAGCAGCCGGCACAATCAAAGTAGCTGACGCAGAACCTTTCCGTGCAGGTCACGTAGTTAAAGTAGGCGAGGAACTACTTAAAGTAACGGCTGTAAATGGCGAAAACCTTTCTGTTGTTCGCGGATATGCTGGAACTACTGCCGGAGCGATCGCTGACGGTGCAAAAATCGAAGTTCAATTCGTAGAAGGTCAAGAAGGGGCAGACGCACGTCAAGCTCGTTACAAACCACGCAAGCGTGTAAGCAACTTGACGCAAATCTTCGACGAAACCGTATCTATCTCCGGAACTGCTGCGGCTGTTTCCAACTACGGAATCGACGACCTTTACGATCACGAGAAAGCGAAAAAACTTCTTGAGCTTGCATTGCAACTTGAGAAAGCGGCCATCAACGGAACTAAGTACGAGTCTAGCGACGGCATTGTTCGTCAAATGGGTGGTTTCCGCGACTTCATCAAAACTAATGTAACAAATGTAGCCGGAGCGCTCACTGACGAGAAAATCAACGATGCTATGCAAGCGATCTACGAAAAAGGCGGATTCGCTAATGGTGGGATGTACAAAATCATGGTTGGAGCGAAACAGAAACGTGCTATCTCTAACTTCAGCAAATCCGACATCCGTCTAACTCAAGCGGAAAACAGCCGTGGTCAAGTAGTCGATCACTTCGTATCTGACTTCGGTCAAGCGGAAATTATCCTCAACAACAACCTTGCTGCCGACGAGCTTATCGTGTTTGACCAAAACCGCGTAGCAATCAAGCCACTTCAAGGACGCGAATTCAATCACGAATACCTCGGCAAGAAAGGCGACTACTTCGAAGGGCAAATCGTCGGAGAATACACGTTGCAATTTGCGCAAGAGAAAGCCCACGCACGTCTTAAAGGACTTGCTTAATTAACAATAACGGGCCCGTCGTTTGGCGGGCTTTACTATTTGACCGGAGGTGTTGAACCAATGGCGGTATTTGAATCGCATTTCAAGGAACTAGGATTCTACGTAAGAGGCACGTTTAAAAAATTCAAAGACGGTCGCTACGTAACCGACAGCAAGGACGAAATGGCAGCGCTAGAAAAACTCAGCGATGCACGAAAGGTAGAAGATCAGACGGAGGAAGAGGCTCCTGCGCCAAAACCAAAGCGTAAGGCACCGGCTAAGTCCTCCAAAAAATAAGGAGGTGCTTGTCGATGGCGGTAAATGTAACGGAAGCTAATTCCTACATCGAAGCGAGCGTAATTGATATCGAGGATTGGCAAGACGCAGACGAGTCGAAGAAACAACGGATTCTTAACGTAGGATCGCGCGTTTTACTCGCAAAGTTTCCTAAGTATGTAATTCCGGACGAAGCAGTGTATGAGTACGCCACATCATTGGCAACAGCCTTTAACGATACGAACAAGCTGAACAACCAAGGAGTGGCGTCATTCTCAATCACCGGAGTCGCCTCGTTCAACTTCAAGGACACTCAATCGCGAGAGTTAACGGCATTCATCCCGCGAACAGCGCTCGACCTTATCAGCCTAGCGAATGGCGGAGCAAATGTCGGCCTTAAAACGGTCAGATGGACGGTGATGTAACATGCCGGTCATCCCAATGCGACAAACAATCACGTTAAAGTCCGGCGGAGGCACAGACGAGTGGGGCTGGCCGACCGACCCTACTACCGTAGAACATCGTTGCCGTATCGACGAAGGCACAATGTCCGTCAAGTCGAAAGTCGGAGGCCTTACGCGTGACGGCGAAGTTATTGTCGCAGATGCCCGCATTTTGCTCGACGGACTCGTCGCCATCAAGTATGAGGATGAAATCTCCTTCACGAACGAGCTAGGCGAAACCATGCGTCGTAAGCCGAAAGAAATCAACGTGCAGCGTAATATTGCCGGCAAGCCGATCCTGACGGAGGTGTTTGTGTGAGTGATTTTGAATTTGACGCCTCGGACTTTTTCGAAAAGCTCGACAAGGCTGACCGCAACGTCACTGGCGTCGGCAAGGCGATCATGGAGGATTCCGTAATGGACCTCGCCAAGATTGCCTCCAGTATTGCGCCCATCGAATACTCATCGCTCCGGGGTTCTGGTAAGTCCAGGACTGTCGTGAAGCTCGGCTCAATCGAAGGTGAAGTAACTTTCAACGCAGTAAACAAAGACGGCAACGGGCGATTCAACTACGCTTACTGGACGCATGAAACGGACTATAACCTCGGACCAGCTTCGAGCAAGGCGACAGGAATGGTGGGTTACTCCGTTGGTAACAAGTACCTCGAGCGTCCATTAAAAGGCGAGGCGAAGAAATACGTAAACTGGTGGGCGAAAGCCTTAGCGAAAGGGTTGTGATAGTGATGCGAATACTGGAACTAATTAACTTCGTAAAAAGTCGAGTCCCTGGCGTCTACTATCCGAACAACTTTCCGGCTTCGGCACCTGACGCGTGTACGCGCATTCGCCTGACGGGCGGTTTCCCGACGGACGAGTGGACCGGCAAGAAGCAGCCGTCGTTTCAAATATTCGTGCGCGACATTCATCCGTCCATGGCCGAAGATCGAGCGTACGAGTTGCAGAACACACTGACGAACCTCACCAACGTTAAGGTGGGCGACAGTTCGGTCGTTAAGATACGGGCGAGCAACAGTATACCGATCTACATGGGCGACGATGAAAATAACCGCTCGATCTATTCGTTGAATTTTGATTGCGTCGTCAGGCCATAGCGCCCGGCGGCGTTTTATTTTGCAAACTTAAAGGAGGACGTTTACATGGCAGGAATTAACGTACCGATCGGCCCAGCAATCGTCGAATATTGCGAAGGTGCTGACATGACTAAATTCGAATTCACCAAAGGCGGAATTGTATTTTCGTATACGACG